GCATGACTGGAGCGAAGCGACCCCAAACCCCTAGAACTCCATGATTTTAGACCAATTCGCGGGCGTGACTGGAGCGAAGCGACCCTAAGTTACGTGAATTCCCGTGATTTTATCATCCTTTAACCTCCAACCAACACAATATGTCCATTACCACCCAAAAGAAAGAGTTCCTCTGCTATATTGCTGGTGGTCTCAGTAGCCTAATGGACGGTTCGATGTTATCTGACGAGATTTACACCAGCCAAGACGATGATACCGAGTTATACATCAGGGATAACATCCTCCGAGGGTCATCATTCTGTGAAAATAGGTTTTGCAAAGCCATGGAGACCATAGATGACGGAACTCTCGTGGAACTTTTGACGTACTTCGAGGACAGAGACATGTCAATCTCCCATGCATACATCGAGAGCTGCCTAATCCCGAGTGACCTCCCCGAAGAACTCCAGAAGTTTGCGGAAGCCATTGACTATAAAGAGATATACACATTCGAAGACTTCCTAGAAATTAGTTTATTTTAATGAAATATCCCATAACCTGTTAAAAAGTCTTTTCGGATCTTTGCATCAACACCATTTCACTTTTCCAAAATTGATCTAACATATGTATCAACTTCAACTACCTCTATAAATAAATGTAAATCTTTTATAAAACATTTTCTGAAAATAAAAGTAAAGTTCAAATTAAATTCTAGGTAGTATGTTACTAAATGGATAAAATTCTATATCTTGATTCGTCTTGTTAAACGGTTGCTTGGAAACATAGAAATATAGTTCTTCATTGTAACCATAGTTTCCACAACGACAATTTAAGTTATACATTAGTATACCAATTTCACTAGCTGGGTGTGTTTCTTTCAATTTTTTAATATTCATAGGACAAGATTTACTGAGAACATCGAAGTCTTTGTCACTTTGTATATGCAATATGAAATGTTGTTTGAAAGATTTATCCTTCAATTTAAAGTATTGTTTGTATACATTCTTCAAAGATGGGGCATCAGCGTGTAGATCCGCTGTGTAAACTAATATACCAGTCTCATTAAGAAGGTTTCCTAAGATGTGATCGTCGTGACGATCAAATTCGGTAGCTGTGTTATTTGTTACCTCCCTCGCTAGATCGTATACGATTAAATCAAATTGTTTTGTTTCTTCGTAAATGTATTTATATGCATCCATAGCAGTTAGATCCAATCTCGGGTCATTAAATGAATCTTCACTAAGCTTTCTCATAATTGGATTCGTTTTTACAAAATTAATTAGAGTGTCATCAATTTCAACATTCTTTATATATACATTAGGTTGTTTCAGAGCTCGCATAGCTGGATATCCGTCTCCACCCCCCAAAATAAGAATGTTCTTTGGGTCATTAGTTAACATCTTAATAGGTATATCAACCATCGCGTAATGCGACTTTTTGTACTCCTTTGTGTGATTTTGTATCTCACCGTTTAAGAACATAGCCACCTGATTCGTATTTTTATCCCTCACTAAATCAATAGTTTGGTACGGACTTTCGAGATGGTTTAATATTTCCAATCCACTTAGATCTATTTTAGTAGATTGCCTACTCATATACATTCTTATGATGAATATACACACAATGATAATCAGTAAAATAAATAAACTATTTTTCATCTTATATCTAATTACATTTTATTATGAAATATATTTCACATAGTTTTGAAAAAATGAGTATTTTTTTCGAAACCATAGTTCATACAATATAAATTAGAATGTTAGCGCCTTAATAATTTAGTTTTGAAAGTAGCGCCTTTGAATTCATTTTTTAAGTGTTCTATCACAATATTACATCGATTTTCATTTTTTTCACAAGAAAAGAAATCAATACGGATTTTCTGATATTCCGGCCACGTGTGCATTGAAAAATGACTCTCAGTGAGTAAATATAACAAAGTTAATCCATGTGGCTCAAATGGATGTATCATCCGTTTTAATATATGTACTTCACCAATCTCGAGTGTTTTGTCACATATTTTAATTAAATTATCATTATCAATCATCATTCCCGCATCCACATCATCAATATCTATAATATAATGTATACCCACAGTTGTAGATGGATCCATGTCTTATATCCTTATAGTATATCCTGTTTATACCTATTTAATAAGACTGGTAATACCGCCAATAGTCGATGGCCCTGTCAACATCGCTGTCATGGGTGCTGGGCCAGTCATTAACCCGCCCATGATACCTTTCTTTTTTTCCTTTTTCTGATGGTCATAGCCTTCAAACATTTTAGATATTTTGGGTAACATTAACAATACAAGAATTATAATGGCAATGTACTTCAGATTTTGTTGTGCGGTTTTATTGAGATTCATATACTAGACAGTGAGAAAAAAAAATTAACTCAAATATATTACAAACACATTCTATGATTCAGATTCAAGGAGTATACGGAGTCGAGCAGTGATATCATCACCTTCGAAATTCGAATTTGGTAACTCGGGGTCTAATACATCACCGTGCGTCAGACACAAAGGGCATGGTTCCGTTGGAATCTCACCTATTGCATGTGTATGTTCTGGTTGAATTTTTTTGGGTTTTACTTCCTTCTTTTCTCTCTTCTTTTTTTCTTTTTTTTCAGCTACAGGTTTAGTGTTCGAATGCATCTTACAGAATTTGCATCCTAATACAGCTTTGTTACGACATGGGATACCTTTCCCAGTAACCCCTTCACAAATAACCTTTGTTTTTTCTTCCCCTTTGAGAGCGGCGATCTCCTGACGGAGACTTTGAAGAGTACTCAAAATCTCGGTAAGAGTGTTATCAGACATTCTTAATAGATGTGTTATGTTTTATAAAATAATACATTGTTTTAACGAACTTAGGTTTGTAATCTTACTTTTTCCCCTTCTTCGTTACTTTCTTCGCTTTCTTCGCTTTCTTCTTAGTCATATACTGATACAGAAGTACTGCACCGACTACACCTACAACGATAACAGCTGTTCGGTTACGCCCATAAAACGCTACAACACGGTTGGAGATTGCTGGCCTGTTTCCATTTAATGGACCAGGTTCGGCTGCGGTGGCGTATGGTTCCATATTATATAGTATACGTAGATTTTATTGGCGAGTACCCTGGACCTTGGGTTTTTTATCCGTGAGAGCGGGATCGAATGAAGTGTTCTCCATATTTTCCTTCTTTTTGTCTACTACGGGAGTAGGTACACACCCTTTAGGACACCTAGGTTGGGATATGGGCTTTGTGCGACGTGAATACACTCGTGGACCCTTCTTAGACTTCTTAGACTTCTCAGACTTCTTGGACTTCTCGAGTGTGGCAGCAGCCTTCGTCCAAACCGATCGAGACTTTTTACTCTTTTCCTTCTTGCCAGATTTGTATCCAGAAACCTTTCTTCTAAGAATTATTGCACCAATTAAGATAATAATAACTCCCGCGATACTGTAAAGAATTTCACTTCGGTATTGGGTAAAAAATGAATCATTTCCATTAACAGGGGGTCTGTTTCCATTTAAGGGACCTGCTTCTGATGCCGTAGCGTATGGTTCCATTTACTATAATCATATATTTTTATCAAAGTGGGTAGTTTCATAAAAAAAGGTGTGTTTTATTGTGATATATTTGAGTATCTGTCTTTATTTTTCTCCTTCAGAGTCGGAGTCGGATTCGGATTCAGAGTCGGACTCACCCATGGGAAGAGGTTCACCATCCATCCCTTCTTCGTCAGATTCACCTTCATCGTCGGACTCATCGTCCCCCTCAGCTCCTTCAAGGTACTCAACGAACTTGAGTTGCCCTGAGAAGTAAAGCACGAGCATAGTAATAGCGGCACCAAGAGCCACGTACATGGCGATCTGTTGAGATTCGTTCTTCATTTTATACTAGTTGGCAATATTTTTTTTCGTGAGATATATTAAATGACACGCCCACTTTGTAATGTTGCACTAGAATCTATTATTATAGGTTTAATGAATGTTACGATATTCTATGCTCTGAAAAATATTAAAAATCTAAATCTAGATGTATTCTGGATATTATTCATCACAGGCGCCCTCATTCACATCCTATTCGAGTACACTGGGGGTAACAAGTGGTGGTGCGAACAAACTTACAAGTTGTAATGTGCCCTCAAGTAGCTCTGTCGATCCCTGTAATCACTAATCTCACACTCCAAATTCCTCTTCAAATCCCTCGCATCGCTAATTAACCTATCGATGCGATGGTTTTCGACCATCTTATAGTCATCATATAGTTTTCGTTCAAACTTCTTACTGGTATAGTATTTACGTTCATCTGGGGTAAATGTTTCCATCCAATCAATAGATGTAACCAAGTTCTCAAACGTCCATTCAGTTATTTCGGCTGGAAGAAAATTGATCTGATGACAATACCACTGAATTGCATCCTCCCTGACCCTTTTGGTGTTGCGTTGAATAGGTTTGAGTGTCCGCAAACTCGCTTTAGTAAGCTTCATATCAATCAAACGTTTTCGAATACATTCCTCATTCTGGGTCCATTCGTCATACCATTCGGGGTTGTAATCGTCGTCACCAACTTCACTGTCACTCTCACTATCACTATCACTGTCGTCTGGTAAATTAATGATTCGGTGAACATCTAGACCCGGTTGAACCACCTGAAATGGAACCCCACGGTTGTCCCTCACAGGGGGGTCGGTGTTTTTGGGTAGAATGTCGTGCACCCTTTTCAAATTATCACACATTTCCAAGTAGGTACCCTCTGGGATCACCTTGGAAATGTCGTCAAGACAGCGCATAAGGCTTTGAAGATTATCCATATTGATAAAAAGTTATTTTTTATCACAACTTTCAAATAACTTAGGTTCTATATTTCATCTAATTTTTCTTCCGCTTCTTCCAACCAATCTAACCGTTTCTCAATTGTTTCCTTGTATTTACTTCTAAACGAGTTCTCAATCTGTATATACGTTTCCACCATCGATGATAATTCTCTCTCACTAAGATCTATGGTTGCAATGGTCTCTTCTTCTGGTATGAGATTATTGGAAATACAGTAATGTCGAAAAACGGTATCCTTTAAGAACTTTGTTTTTCTTTTTAGTGGCACTGTCTCACGAAGCTCTCTTTGCAAATAAGTGATTTGTCCGGATAAAAAATCAGCATCAAGACCAACAGCTTGATCGAAATAATAGTTACGAAAATACTCATGAACCTCTTCAGTAGGACCTAGGGTAGGTATGTCAAAAGTATTGTAATCGAAAAAGAATTCAGGATCTACTCTATTACCGTAAGCCTTTTTTAATAGATTACATATATCCAAATAATCACCTTCAGGTAACTTCTCTGAATTTCTATCGATTATTTGCATAACTTCCAATAGTTCATGCATACTTGTATAATGTTAGAAGTTTTTGTTCTAAGTTACTTAAAATAATATCATCATAACAGAAGTATGTATAAGACTAGTTACGATAAGTCTGAATGTCAAACTGGTATTCTACACATTGGGTACGGTGCTTTCCATCGATCACATCAAGCTGTGTATATAGATGATTATATGGAGAAAACGGGTGATCTTAGATGGGGTATCGTAGCCGTCAATCTTAGGAATGAAGGATTTCGTGAAATTGATGACTATATTCTTAAGACTCCTTCATCTTATAGACTCGTCAGGTCTCACCTAGACTATATAGATTGGACTAAAAATAAGACCGTCGCAAAACACATGCTCGCCCTCCCAAGCGTACATGTAGTAACTATAACAGTTACAGAAAGTGGTTATACAACCGGATCCCCTTTATTCGAATACCTCGCATGCGGCCTTAGAGTAAGGAAGAATCCAATTACAATCATGTGTTGTGATAATATTAGACAAAATGGGGTCGTCCTTGAGTCACAGTTCCTAGCGTATCTGTATCAAACAAACCAACACGAACTCGCGGGGTGGGTAAAAGAAAATGTTTCATTTCCATCATCTATGGTTGACCGAATCACCCCACGCACAACTCACGTTCTTCGGGAAGAAGTTGAAGACCTGTTCCCATCTCGTGGTTATAACGCTATACAAAGTGAGGAATACACTCAATGGGTCATAGAAGATAAGTTTGCTTCAGAGTTTCCAGATTTGTCCCAAGTTGGTGCAACTATCACGAATGATATCGAACCATATGAAGAAACCAAAATTCGGATTCTCAACGGTGGTCACACTGCTTTGGCATATCTAGGAGTTCTATCAGGTTACAACACCTTCGATCAAGTCATGAATAACGATGTACATCGCAACCATTTTAAACAACTTCAAAGGGAAGAGATTGTTCCTTCAATTGAAATGGAACTTCCTTTCGATATTGAGGAATATGTTGAAAAGATTGAAGAAAGATTGTCATCTTCTGCAAACCATGATGAACTAGAAAGAATTTGTATGGATGGATTCACAAAGTTTCATACATTTGTTGTTCCAACACTTCGTGTATGTTTATCACAAGGTAAAAAGCCTATACATATTTACAAGAGTATTGCAGCATGGTATATATATTCACGAAAAGCAGCGAGGGGGTGTACCAAAATTCATTATAATGAACCAAATTGGTCCTTACTAGAACCCCTTCTTAAGGAGGGTAAATTTGATGATTTCGTGACAAGTGAACGCCTTTGGGGAGATATACCTAAAACTTACATTACATTTTCACGGGATCTAAAAACTCTACTCATGTCCCATACATATGAAAAGGAAATTGACTTGTTGGTGGAGGATTAACAAAAGTGAGCAGTCATTTCAGGGTCATTTTGAACCTCTTCTTCGGTTAAAACCCTTACTTCACCATCATAATCCTCCTCATCGTCGTCCTCGTCCTCGTCCATCTCACATGCAAGGCATTCTCCATCAAACATGTGACAGATGTGCTCTCCGTTCTCAACCATTTTACGAACATCCGGGTCGTGCATGATATCATCAGAATCAGATTCTTCGTCACAATCCACCTGCTCTGTGACCGACGCCGCGGCGACGTTCTCGGACGCCGCTTCCCTCTCGTTCTCAATTTCTTTGAGACGTTGATTAAGTCGGTCGATCTCCTCATCGAAATCCTTCTCGGTCCAGTCGTCAAATTCATTAGACGCGTCGATTGTTTCCGCCTCGGTGTACCACGCAGAGATTGGTTGGCTTCGGGCGAGGGGTGGTGAAGGCATCTTGACAAAAATACCGGCGGGGAGTGGGTGGCTTCGGGTAGATCCCATTATTTTCTTAATAATTACAAACTTTAGCTTCTACTTAGGTGAGCTGTCTCATCATTTCAGCGAGAGTGATGTCATCTTCGTCCTCTCCAACGAATTCCCAAAAACATTCCGTACATTGGCGGCTACATTCGAAAATACCCGCCTTAATCATCTTGTAAGAGAGATCATCGTGCTCATTATGAATCGGTTCCGGCAACGGTGCGTATAATTTCAAGAGCTTCATGCGTTCATCTTGGTTTTTCATGTATTCTTTGACGAGTTCGATCGCACCCTCACGTTTACCGGTCAAAAAAATAGGGGGGTCGAAGGCCCACATCAGTGTTAGGTTGTGCAGTTGAGG